GAACTCTACAAAATCTTTTACTTTTGTATTAGTTGTTGCACCAGGAATGTTTTGATTGAATAAATAACTAACTAACCCTTCTGGTTGTTGTTTACTAATATTTAAAACTATTTCCTTATTTGCTAATTCAGTAGCAGCTTTTTGAGCTTGAAAAATACTTTGAAATTTTGCTGCCTCACCCACTGATAAGTTTCTACTTGCTATAGCATAAATATTATTTTCTAGTTTCTTTTGTAAATCAGAAACTACATTAAATATTTTTACATCTGCTGGTTTATTACTACTTTTGGCTAGATCAGCACGGAAAGCATTTAAATCTATACGTAATCTATTTAATTCTCCAATACTTAAATCACCGTCTGTATAACGTAATAAACGTTCTGCTGTAGCCTCATCAAAAAAATCATTAAACCTTCTTTTTACTTGTTCTGTTGAGCCTTTAAATAAATCTCCACCTTTCCCATAATCTCTAAATTTAATTAAGGCGTCTCTAAAACCGCCTGCTCTGCTGTTTGTTTTAATTTCATTTAAACCAAACTCTTCAAAAGCATCGTCTAAAGATTGTGCTGCATCTGCTCTGTATTTTTTAGCAGCAGCATTGATTTTTGAAGTTTGTCTTGTGTATAAATCACTCGAAGCTTGTTCGTCTAAAACTTTACTCAAAACACCCTTACCTTGTGTTATGTCTTTTATGTCGTTTACTTGTTTAGATAAACTATCTATTATAAGTTCACCTTCATCTAAAAATGATTGTCTTTTAATATCTATTCTTTTTAATAAATCTCTACCAACGGTTTCTCCTGTTATTGAATTATCTAATTTATCAAATAAAGCATTAAAAAATTTTTGTTCAACTTCTTTATTACCTTTAAAAACTTCTTGATAAAATTTAGCAAACTCTGGATTACTAGCATTCGTGTTAAAAATTTGTTCAAGGTTAGCTACAAATTCATTTTTTGTGCCTTGTGCTAATGTAGGATTAAACATTACATCATCGCCTATTTTATCTGCTAAACTCTCTATTGCTGTATCAATATCTAATAATGTGATTTCTTCAGGTTTACCTGATAGTGTTGTTTGTTTTACACCTTTTTTACTTTCTCCATAAGCCTTAAAAGCTTCTTCTAATTCTTTTAATTCAGTGGCTCCTATATCTTTACCTACTATCGCTCTATAGATTTTTGGTATTCCATTCATAAATATGTCTATGGTTTGATTACCAGCATAAGCGAGTATACCCATAAGACCAGATTCTGTCATTATATCTGTAATACTTCTATCATGAGCACCGTAAGATAAACCTGCCATTCTTTGTAAAAAGGTTGCACCTGCTGCACCAGCACCAATTATTGAATTAAACGCTACGCTGTCTCTTATTTTCCCTGCGATACCGCTGCCTTTTGGTATAGCTTTTAAAAAATCATCTCTAAAATATCCTGCACCTTTAAAACCAATCACTTCACCTGCAAAAGTAGGACCTTCTTGTGCAACAAACTCTGCTACATCTAATCCTGTAATCAATGGTGAATCAAATAACACGGGTCTTTTACCTTCTTCGTAAATAGCTATACCTAACTCTGGTCTAGAAGGATCAACATAACCAAAGTCTCCTTTGATGATATCAGCAAACTTTCCTCTCGCTCCTGGATTTTCTAATCTAGTTCTGGCACTTAAACCCATATAATTTTTAGCAAAATTCAAATCTTCAGGTGTTACATTACGAGGTGCTCCAAAATTTATTGCAAGTCTAAATTGATTCATACCCTCAACATCGTATTCTATTGCAGAATCTATACCGTATTTAGCTAATTCTACTGATTTATCAAAACCTATGGGCTTTATAGGTTTTGGGTCAATATCTAAAAAACTCTCAGGAAAATCACCTCTAGTGTATGCTAAATTTCTTCTTTGTTGTTGTTTAAATCTAAAATTTGGGTCGTTATAATTTTGTAAATCCGTGTAATATTGAGGGTGTCTTTGTTGTACGTTATAATCTATAGGTTCAAAATTTCTAGCATCAAAACGTCTTTTAAAAAGTGCCTCTGCTTGAGCTATTTTCATATCTAAATCTTCTTGACCTACTGCTTCGACCATTGCATTATAGAAAGGTCTATTACCTTGTGAATCTACATACGTATTTATAGCAATTAACCTTAAAGCATCATCATTTAATAAACTTCCGTAAGTTAAATTTTCATTGAGTGATCTTTCAGGTGTTCGTTGTCTTATAACATCAACAACTTTATCTAATTCTTGTACAGGAATACTCATGGAAGTAGACCTTCATTTATTTTAATTTCAGTGAAATCGAAACCTTCTATACCGCTTGTTTTCCCTTCGTTTATCGTATTAGGAACTTTACTAGACTCAGGTCTTTCATAATTTAAAAATTGCGTTACACTTGGAACATTTCCATACCTTTGAACATAACTTTTGAACTTATAGTTTTCTTTATTTGTGTAATCTTTTACTCCATTCGGATCTGTTTTTATATCGTAAAAATAATCAAATGCATTTACATAATTATTACCAGAATCATTAGGTTTTTTAGTGATTAATTTATCTTGATAAATACTAAATATGGTATTTAACCCAAAAGGTACCTCAGTTTGTGCATCGTTTTGTTGTATAACTTGATCTACAAAACCAATTAAATTTTTCTTTAAAGCTGTTGGATCTTGTGTGGCTCCGTAACCTACCATACGTAAGTGGTAAGCTAAATCTTTATCTGATAACGTTCTACCTGTTTGTCCGTTTGCCGCTGCTGCCATATAAGCTAATTGTAATAAAGCCGCTGATGTTCTTATATTACGGAAAGCTAAATCACCTAAATAATCAGTTCTAATGCTTATACCGTATTGTTTTGCAGCATCTGATTCATCAAATTTTTCGATAGCTCTACGTAGTGCCTCAGGATCATTACTTAAAGTTGCTTCGTATAATAATTTAGCTATCTGACCTGAACCTTCTCTACCGTTTGATCCAGCTGTACCTCGGTTTACGTCCTCATTATTTGCAAAAATTCTATTATCTCCGTAAATAGCTGATAAAGCAGAGTTAGTTTGTGCAAGTATGCTATTAGCTGCGTTGTTTACCGCTCCGAAGAAACCTAAAGGGTTTTTAGAGGGGTCTTCTTCAGCGTCTACAAGATTACTTACAACTTCATTAGTTACGGTAATCGTGCTATTTAATGCTATATCTCTATCTTTAGCGTTTTTCAAATCTTCATTAAAAGATTTAAATAATGGATCGCTGCTGTTTAATTCATTAAAGTATGAGTTTGTTGCATTAGCCCTAGCTTTTATAAAGTTTCTACCTTTGCCGTCATCCATCGTAGTAGCGTCTACATACCTCTTATTATCATCATCTAAAATCATTAATCGAGTTCGGTTTGTATTAGGATTAGTTTCGAAATATCCTGGTCTGTAATCAGCTACGCCATTTTTAGCTGCTTCGACATCTAAATAATTATCAAAGCCTTGTGATTTGACCGAAGAATTAGCAGCTATGTAATTAGCTTTAGCAAAATCTGTTTGTTTATCTTTTTGAAACTTTTGGTTTTGTATATTAGTTAAACCAGTGGTATATGAACTAATTTCTCTAGGATCTTCCAATCCTACTAAGGGCAGTAAATTTATAGCTGTTTCTACTCCTTTAGAAACAGCAGACTGAGCAGTATCAGTGCCGTATAAATAATCTGCTTTTAGTTTTGCTTGTGAGTACGTTGGTAAATTACTGAACTCTTCTGTTTCGAATATACTAGGATCGATTGTATCAGCAGGTCCATCTATAGCGTCTCCGATAGCACTAGATATGTAAGGCACTATCATTGGAGCTATTGCAGCTAATGGATTAATTGAAGGAGGTGCTGATGGTCTACCTCTAGGTCTAGGAAATTGAGGGCTTACGCTTGGTAAAGATAACGTAGGTATAATACCGCCTTGACCACCTACATTAAAAGATGGAAAACCTAAAGAAGATATCCCTGTACGTCTCCTAACCATATCCCCTTCCAGGAGCTCCTTCGTCAAAACTATCAAATGGTAAGTTTGGTATATTTATGGGAACGTTAGGCGGGGGTGTTCCTGGTGTTCCAACCATCGTTCTTTCGTCACCAGTGTTAGGTGTTGTTGGTCTAGTTAGTTGAGGTATTGGACCTGTGTTCGGGTAAAAAGCTTCCATACCTCCCGCACCAGAATCTGAAGCGAAAGGCATAGTCTCACCTGAGTAACCAAAGCCACCCGCTAGAGGTCCTAGAGTCGCTGTAATAGCTCCAACGTTTTGTAGTGTTTGTAACGGTAAGTTATATTGACCTACAAAGTTTTGGTAAGCTAAATCTAGTAACGATTGATCTCTCGCTCTATCTAAACCACCTATACCCATAAGTCTGTTTATATCCGCTGTTTGTAAGTTTTGTAATGTAGGTGCCATAGCTCCAAACTGTCTACCAATACCGCCGTAAATATTAGCTAAATTAGTACCTGTGCCTGCAAACCTAGAACCTAAAGTTCCTAATTCTCTACCTATGTTTCCTGTAAGCCCTGCAATACCGCCTGTTCTTCGCATTAAATCAGCAAAGTCTTGCCTAGAAGCATCTCTCGCACCTGTGAAACCACGTTCTCTTATAGCTCCAACTCTTTTAGTTGCTTCTTCTGCAAATCTATCGGCTAGTTCTTCTGAGGCTAATCTACCTCTAGAACCACCAAAAGCACCTTTACTAATAGCGTCTGCTCTAGTGCCTATATCTGCTTTTTGGAAACCTTCTGTTATATCTTGTATTGTTTGATCAACTACAGCATCTTCGAATGGATTGTAATAAGCATCTATTGCACTAGGATCAAAAGCACCTAACGAAGCTAAACCTAAATCCTCTGCTCGCCTAAAAGTTCCAGCACCTTGATCTAATAAATCTTGTGCTCTTGTTGTACCAGCCCCTGCTTCTAAAGCTCCTAAATTTAATAAACCTGATTGTTGGTCTAATAACGGCTGATAACTACCTACCGAAGCATCGGATAATAATTTCGCATATTCTTCTCGAGGGTCGAAGTCTGCTACTCTTTGTCCTGTATACGTAAAAGGACTAGTATCAGCTTGACCAAACTGATCACCAAGTTGACCTTGTAAAAAACTTTGTAAAAAAGGAAAGATACCTTCTTGTAAAAAATCACCTACAAAAGGTGCGGGGGCTTGGGTTGCAAATTCTTGTTTAGCCATATCTCCTATTTCCTTGAGCGTTAAACTTTTTTAAATTAGCAATACCTTTTTTATGGTTACCACCGCCTGCATTTTTAACAGCAGCGTTAGATAACATAAACTCACCATCACTAGCCATAACAGGCACAAGATCGTCTTTAGGACCTCCTGGACCGCTAATTTTACCACCGTTAGGCATAAAATTTTTCATAAAAGGCATACCATCAGCCGCATACATAGGTTCTAAACCAACGATTCCTGGTTTGGGAACAATATCGCCTTGTCCTCTACTCATAGTTCTATCTTCTTGACTACGTAGTAGTTGTATTATAGGACTTAAACTTTTTATTATTTGAGCTATTTCCTCAGTGCTCATACCAACAAGCCCAAGTCCTGATGATAAAGAATCTATTCCTCCCCCATCAGCCATAAAACCCATTTTATTACGGACTTCTTCTGGTAATTTAGCTAAACCTTTATTACCTTCTGGAATAGCTTTTAACTCTTTACCTTCGGCTGCTGTTTGTACTTGTTGACCTTCTAGTATTTTACGTAAAAGTTCGGCTTCTAAATCGCCGCCTGCTTCTAAATCATCTAATGTTCCGAAGTCTCCTGACATTTCGACTTCGCTGCCTTGAATCGGCATAACAGGTATATTAGAACTTCCAGGAGCAACACCAACGGTAGTACTACCAAGTACGTCAGGCTGTTTAGGTTTTTTTGCAGCACCTGCTACACTAGCTATGGCTCCTATAATAGCTGCTATTTCCATTCCTGTCATAAATCTACCTTTAATTTAAGCGGGTTATAAGCCATTCCCTTACGGCTGCAGCTACATTGACTGATAACAAGATTATACGTTTGTTTAACTCTAGTGTATAGTGGGAGCATATTCTTCAAGTTCGTCAAAATCTTCTATAATATCTACTAATTGACCCACTATAACGACTTTATACTCGTCAGCCTTCTCCTCGGCTTCTTTGAAGTTTTCTGCAATAATATTAGGACCTGCATAAAGTTTTCCTTTATACAAAAACTCTGTTAAAAATATATACATTACCTTCTTTTCGTTGTTCTTCTAGCTTGTTTGAAGTTCTTTTTACTAGGTGCACCTTTTGATCCTGGTTTACGCATACGTTCACCGCTACCCGCTTTTATTCTTTTACGTTTAGCGTGTATATTCGCCCACAATCCTGGACGTTTGCTTTTAGTCTTTTTCTTCATTTAACACTTCCATCTTCTTCTTGCTTGTCTCAACCTAGAATTAGGATTTTTAGCTGCTTTTGGAAACTTTTTCATCTGACCTTTTGACCTTGCACAAAAAGATTTACGACGTTTAGCCGCTTTACTGCCTTTCTTGACTTTACCTGTAACAGCTGTTTTTAGCTTCGATCCAGGATTCATACGCCTATAAGCTTTGACTCCTGCCGCAGTCATACCCGCACCTTTTTTAGTAGGTCTAAAATTCTTTTTATTACGTTTAGGCATTTTCGCTTGTTTTCTAGGCACGTTTCCTCCTTCTCGTAGTTTTTCTTTTCTTTTTAACAAAAGTTCTTACGTTTGTTGGTTTACCTCCTGGATTACCAGCAGCTCTTTTTCTACGTACCGCACTTCTTCTTTGTGCAGCAGTCATTGATCTAGCTTTAGAACGTGGTACACATTTAGGGTATTTACGTTTACTTTTACCTTTAGCGGATTTACGACCACATTTTTGAAATTTACCTTTTTTCTTAGGAGCACCAATATCTACCCAGTCTCCTTTAGGTCCCTTGCCAAACCATGCTGTTAGTCCACCTTTAGGTTTTGCCACGTTTCTTCCTCTTACTCCTTATCGCTTCTTTACCACGTTTAAATATAGCTGCGACTTGGTTTTTACCCATAACTTTAGCTCTCTGTTCGCCAACTGTAAGTATTTGTATCTTTCTAGCAAACGGTTTACTAATTTTTTTAACTTTTGCCACTGTTGCTCTAGCATCAGCAGGAGTTGCAAACTTGATTCTAACCGTGTCTTTAGGGTTTTCATCTGTGTATAATCTTCTACCTGTGCCTTTTGGTTTTTTACCCGTGCCGACTTTTGGGTCTTTACGTTTCTTCTTAGGCATTATTTATAGCCACCGCCACGTTTTTTATACGTTCTTACTAACCATCCATTTGCATAAGCACTTGGATAAACTTTAAATTTCTTTTTAGCTTCTGCTTTTACTCTAGCGTATAAAGCAGGATTAGTAGGCGTAGCACCTTTCTTTTTAGTTGTTTTACGCTTTGTTGCTTTTTTAGCTCTTGGCATAATATCTCCTTTTTATTAATTCTATCTTTTTTACAATATTGTGTATATATTCACACCTCTACGTTTATTGCACCGTTAGTAGCTACTGATATAGCCCCTAAACTAGATTGTGCTTGTAAACCTTTAGTGCTTTCTGATTCTATATTAATGTTATACCAACCTGACGTAATCCAAACTTGTAACTTGTTAGTGGTTGTATTGAATATTATAGAACCGTCATTAAAATTAACTTTATCTCGTTCCTCTGTTGACAGACTTTCCGTATCAACAGGGTCGAAAGCACCTAAGTTAATCTCTAATATTCTAATTAATCTATTATATAGATTAGAATCTACTTGTTGTTCTTGTGATAACGGTAAGTTTGTTTGTAGAAGTTTAGCCACTATCTACGTCCATCAGGTCTAACATCTAATCTTGTAGCACCTAATCGCCAGCCTGTTCCTGTATTACCCGATACGTTATCATCGTCAGACTCTACTCGTAAAACAATTTGTCTACCTCTAGCTCTTATGTTAGCTTTCTGTGTAGAAGCACCCACAGATGTTGTTGATCTTGTAGTTAATGAATCTCCAGGAAAGTTTCTCGTTTTGGTAACTAAATTAACTTGATTACCGCCTGATGAATTTAAAAACTTAACGTCAGGTATTAAACGACTAATAAAAGTAAACTCTTCTCCATCGCTTAAATCTAAATCAGATGATTCTATAAACACATTAGTCATAGGAGAACCATCGTCATCGAAACCTGTTTCTTGTTCGTATAAGTAATTATTACCTGTAGCCTGAGGATAATCGTGTACTCCCTCATCTAACCAAGCGTGTCTAACTAATTGTCCGTAAACCCAAGTTTTTTCTTCGTAGTTGAACAAGACATACCTATCTATTTCTGTAGAACTACTTGAAGGGTAGAACCAACCAACCTCACTTTTAGAATTTATAGTAAATGCAAAAACTTTATATATTTGGCTTTTATTTAAATCACCAAATACGTAGTTTTGTACGGCACACGGTAATTTATTTACAGCTCCGTTATAGTAGTAAAAGTTTTCATAACCCATCCAAAACACACCGCTTGGTGTAGTTATTGCACCCTTCGGTGATGCTAATCCTGAGTTTTCATTTATAAGATTAACTCCAAACGTAAACGGAGGTCCGATAAACTGCATACTGTATAAAGCGGTATCTGTATAAATTAATATTTCTTGTCTACCTTTTACTGCACCAACTATTGTTGATCCTGCAGAGAGTTGTAATGAACCTGCAGTATTAGTAGATAAAGACTCAAACTCTAATAAATTTTCTTGATCACTAAAAACTATATGTAAAGGATCTATTACCCCCGTTCTAGCCGTTCCTGAGGCGTTTAAGGGATCTGCTCCTAATATTATAAGATGTCTATCGGTTTCTGAAGTTAATACTTGTAAAGCTTTAGTAGGCACTAAATTAGCACCTGTACGACCCGCTAATTCTACTGCTCTTATGGCTGAACCGTAAGAATTAGCACTAGCATCCCAATAATAAATACCACCGTTTCTAGGGTTAATAATTAAATCTTCACCGTAATTATCGTGTGTCCATAATCTTAATTGATTTAATTCTGATATCGCTGTTGTTGAACCCCATGAACTATCTCCCCATGCACCAACACTCCAACCTGTTGAAGATATGTAATCGTCTGCTCCATAACTAATTTGTAAAGCTGCTGTAGAACTACCACCCCCATTACCACTGTCAGATGCATTAGCTGTTACCGTACTGCCTGACGTATCTTTAGCTGTAATAGTAAAAGTATTACTGTCTATCACAGCTAATACTTGATATTCTTGTTGTAATACCGTTTGTGTAATATTACCACCAGAACCAAGACCATTAGAGTCTACACCAGCAAAGGTTACGTAATCCTCGGCTAAAGCACCGTGTGTGCTACAAGTTACGGTAATTGTAGAAGAACCGTCAGAAGCTGCGAAAGTACAAGATATAGTAGCTCGCAAAGGAGTAATATCATTGAAAGCCTCAGCATCAGAGCCACCACTACCAGAAATATAATATTTCCTAGATGTACCAACACCCAATAATCTCGTGCCTTGTAAATTTACCCAACCGTGTAAAGCTCTTGCAATACCTGTATAAGTCGCTGTAAATAGTTTTACCCAGCCACCAAATTTTTCAGGTCTACCTTTACGAAAACGTACTAAATTTACGTCAAACCAACCACCTTCGTTATCGTAATCAGTACCTTCTCTGTTTACTCCTGGTTTAAATACAAACTTCTGTAACATCTAGACCTCTTGCCAATCTTTACCTTCGTATAACAAAGCTTCTGCTTCTCTACGTCTTACTAATCCTTTTAATACTTCACCGTTAGCTTTATTCCAGCGTTTAATTTGTATAGGAACTTCATCGTGTTCTGCTCTGTTCAACACTTTTAACAAAGTAGAATTTTTTAAGTTTGTAGCTCCTAGATTGTATGTCCAAGCGACTAAAGAATCGAACTGACATTGCGATAAAGGCACTTCAACTAAACGTTCTATTTCTTCTTCAAACGTTTCTAAATCTTTTTTTAACAGTTCTTCTGCTTGATTTTCTGTAATCCGCATGCCCTCTATAACATTTTTAGTTGTGCCATAGCCTATAGTCCATACATCTGCAGGACATAGGTAACTTTCTAATTCACAGCCCTCAAACTTTTTAATTAGGGCTATGCCTTCTGCTGAAGTTTTCATGATCTTTTATTTTAACCTGAACTCTGTTTGATTACTATTGTTGATGAACTACCACCATTAACTTTTACTTCGTTTACTACTCCGTTTTGTTCTAGAACAACCGTATAACTATTACCACTTTCTATATTTATAGCCGCATTTGCACCGACTGTTCTACGTAAACTAATCGTTTCTCCTGTTACTATCGTTGTAATTTGTGTTTTTGTGTCTTGACCAATATTTGTGCCTTTAATACTTGTAGACGTTGCTTCTTGGGCGAGTTGGTCATCTTCATCTATCTTATCAAGCTCGCTAATAATATCTAACAGGTCTTCTAGAAAGTTTACGTTTAGTGCATCGTAATCTAGTTCGGTAAAGTCTAATCCTTCTTCGCCTAAATTTTCCTCTGCTAGATAGTCTATATCTAGCTCGTTGAAGTCCAGTATTGGATCTACGGTGTCCGTAGTTCCTTGTTCTTCGTCAAAGGATCTAGAGCGTTTGGGTGGCGTTACAATAAGCATGTTGTCAATAAAATCTAAAGATAAGTCTAGAATCACAGGTTCGCTAGGAGCACTTTCAATAGTAGTTGTAGTAGTAGCTTGAAAAGCTTGATTTAAAATTACGGTGCCCATATCAGTAGTTACCGATATTTCCCCTGATGGTGCTCCGTCTTGATTTGGTAATAATATAAATAAAGACTCTGAAGTATCTGGGTTTACGGTCACACTAAAGTCTGTTCCTCGAATACCTACTGTTGCTGAATTAGTCCGCAACACCATGTTTTCTTTAGCAACTTTACCCGTTAGCCCTGTAGTAAAACGTGCTGTACCTTTTAAAAAGTTGACAGCTAGTTTTGATTTAGATGGGTCAGGGTCAAAGACAAACTCATCTATGATAACCATTGAGTGTTCAGTAATCCTAATAGTTGTATCATCTACGAAACGTATACCCATACGACCAGCCTCGGTTTGTGCTTTGTCGTAGGATTGTACAACGAAGTCTTGAGTTACAGCAAAAGACTCATCTCTTTCTATTTGTGCGAAGCCTGATACTTCTTCTACTGCTCCAACATCAACAACTTGTTGTGGTGCCTTGGTCGTTTTGGATAATGCAGAAAGTTCCATTTGAGCCGTTACTAATGACCCGTAACCAATCGTTATCCAAAGTAGAAGCTTGTGTAACATTTAACGTTCTTGAACCACCTGTGTGATCTAAATAAAAATAGCCACCTTGGTAGCCATCCCCGTTATAGTTTATCGTATTATCAGACCCGTCTATATCCATGTAGTTAGTAGCTAAATCTACATCTATGTCTGAATCTATGGTATTGTTAGACCCGTTTATAATCCAATCTAAATCTAGCGTAGATGCCATAGCATTCGTTCCTTGGTCTAACGACATATCGTTTGACGAACCTGTTACTTGTATATTAACGTTGCTTGAATCTGCTCCGTAAGTATTATTAGGATCTGTTTGTATGTCAAAAATATTAGAGTCTCCTGTAAACTCGAAGAAACCTGTATACGAATCAGCGTAAATATCACCTTTGAACAAGTTACTTGAACCTATTTGATTAATATCTAATGTCATCGTAACACCATCTAAATCTAGCGGCGTCATGCTTCCAGCAGTAGCTGTGGCACCACCTATTAAGTTCCCTGAACCAAGTTGTTCTACATCAATGTTGATAGTATTACCTACTTGATCTATAGAAACTTCATTATCAACCCCGTATAAGAAACCTACGAAGAAAAATAAATAAAGGTATTTAATCATCTTTGTAACTCCAATAGTCTTTCATTATACCTTTTTCAATCGTTTTTAATACTGCTGTTTCTATAGCTGTTTGTAAAGATAAAGTTATTGATTCATTTTCAACATTACCGTTTTCTATCTCAATCAATTCTGTATCATTTCGTACAAATCTAAACACATCTTCGTTTATACCAACACTAAGAATTGTTTTTGTTGTAGTAACTTCTGTAAGTATGCGACCTGTTAAAACAGATACAGTTCTGAGACTTACGGTAACAGTATCTTGTCGATAGCTTCTACTCATACCTATACCTAAAACCCTGCCGCCTGTTCCCCCTGTTCGTATATTGCTTTCGTAACTTAAAACACCACCCTCTAATAAAATGCCTGCAAACATTAAAGGTTTTAGTTTTTGTACTTCTTCAAAACTTTCTCTAGTTGATCTTATAAGCTGTCTTTCTTTACTTAAATTATCTAATCCTATACGTTCTACAACTTCAAAAAAGTTGCCTTGAGCTGTATTTTTTAATGCTTGTATTAGTAAATTATAGGGAGCTTGAGTTACTGCGGTGCTAAAAGAAGCGTATTGACTATTACTTCTTCTTTGTCCTGTTTGATCTAAAAAAGACGTAGGGTAAACAGCCACTACAGGTTTTTTTACAGGTTGTTTTAGATTCCATAACTGTTCGTTTATTACTGAAGATACTTCAGCAAATCTAGTAATTTTAAAATTTTCTGTGGAGTATTCAGGTTCGAGTAATACGCAGCTAGAAAGTAAAACTATTAATAGGGAAAGTAATAGTAGTTGTTTCACCGTTTTCATCCGTTACTGTAAGAATAATAAATCCACCGTCAACTTCGTATTCTATTATATTCCCCTCTAACTCAATCGTTCCTGATTCTTGTGGTTGTTCTCCAAATAATTTTTCTACTAATTGTGAGCTAAGTTTTGCATAGACCCTTGATTCAAGATTTCTAATAAATCTAGCAAGAGTAGTATTATCAGCTGCTCGTTTTGCATCATCTATAGCTGCTTGTTTATCATCTTTTATAGCTTGTTTTCTAGAAAATTGTTGATTTTCAATCGTTAAGTAATGTTGCGAAGTGTTCACACCTGAAAAACTTGGTGATTTAAATTTAAACACCATCTCATCTGTAAATACAAAATTAGAAAACAATAATAAACAGATAACTAATAGTGCAAAAAACACTATAGTTCTAAGTTGTCTTTTTTTGTATTCAATCCAACTTTTCATCATCAGGCTCCTTCAGTCTATGTTCTTCTTTTAATTCTAATACAGTATTAACTTTTTGTTGTAATCTAATCATGTCTTGATCTAATAATCTTAACTGATCTGTCAATCTTATTATAGTAGATTTCATTTCTTGAACGGCTGGATCTATAGTTTTCGTTATAGTTTGCCAAACAAAATACACAAAGTAACCTAAACCAACCACCATAACAACAGGAAAACCAAAATCTGCTATTAATTGTACTATATCCATCAATCTCTTCTTGCGTCTATTTTACCATCTTCTACAAAGTTTTCGGCTCTAGCTATACGGTTTAAGTCTGGAGATAAATCTAAAGCAGACGATACACTGGTATCTATACGTATCATATCGTTATTCATAATAGACGCTCTAGTAATTAACATTTGTGTAATACTTTGTACAGTTTTAATTTCTGCTACTAATCCGTCCATGAGTTGTTTCATAATTAAAAATATGAAGTAAGCCATTACTAAGGCTCCCGCTATAGGCACACCTAATTCTGCGATTAGGTTGAACCACTCCATTTAATCTTCGCCTTTGAAGTTTTTACTTGAGTTTGATGTGCCTGCATACAAACCAAACCAAGCTGCTCCTGCTCCTACGATAATAGATATAAGACCACTTTGTTCTAGAGACGGATCTTCTAGATTCATGAACCACATAGTTGAATAATATAGGAGAAATATGTAGACGCTCAAAAATAATCTAGGAAAGATCCGCCAAGAATCTATCGCTCTAGCTAAATGTATCCATTTTTGATACGGGTTAGCTCCCTGATTGTGTGGTGTTACATCAATGTCTAGTTCTAATTTTTTCTTAATAATTTTTTCTTCCATACCTATATTTCGTCTGGATTAAATATTCCTTCGTCAATAAGTTTTTGCCTATTAATCATATGTTGTTGCTCTACGTCAGTTTTACTTTGTCCGTAGTATTTAACAGCAAAACCACTATCTACCATGCCTTGATTTATATCTTCGCCGTCACAAACCACAGTGCCTAATACTCTACCAAACTTACCTCTAGAGTCTTTTAACTCTGTTCTTATGACAACTTGTTCTGCTAATTCTATAGCTTTACTTAAAAAAGCAGAAGCAAGTTTACCTCTAGCTTTTTCGTCTTTATTTCTAGTTCTAGATTCAGGTGTATCTATGCCGTAAAGTCTTACTCTAGAACTATAAGAAACTGAAAACCCTAAATCGAGGATTACGTCTATCGTATCGCCGTCTACAACTCGTTCTACGGTACAAGCATATTCATACATCAAATTACCTCATGTTTATTTATTGGACAAGTATTACCTTTTATAAAAACTTTAAGAGGCATAACACATTTACAAATACTACAAATCTTCATACTTTTATTATACTTATCACAATTATTACAAATATTTAATTTTCTATCTCTTTCAAGTTTAAGTTCCATTACTCAACCATAGAACTCAACCATTTTTCTCCCTCGGTTAAACCAAGAAAACCTCTCACAAATTGCACAAAGGCGTCTATGTTCGAAGAATCCATAATACCAATACCCTCAACGACTCTATTTCTACCTTCAAAAAACACAACAGACGGTACGGTCGTAGGAGCAAAAAAAGGTGTTTCTTCTGTTACATGAACTTTGTACCACTTAATATCAGATATCGTAGAAAACGCATTTTTTAAAGTGCTTTCATTTGTGCTACAATCAGAACAATCTTTCATGGTTATATATACAGCATGTTTTTGACTTGGGTTAGCTGCTAATGTAGATTCTAAATCTGCAAGTTCTATTTCTGTCATGTCGTACACTCTCTTACTGATATATTAGATACAAACGATCCAGGACAATAATATCCTAAATATTGATACGCCATCCATCCTGCATCTCCGTTGTGAACGCCTGTTTTGTAAACTTCATCGCTAGTTTGTACGTCTTTAGTATTAGTAACTCCATTATCGGTAAAACCACTTGGGCAACTAGGGGGTGTAGCGTAAGTAGCCGAAGGTGTACTTGGAGACCAACATGCAGAACCACTAGGTAGACCCATAGCTGCTGTATTACTGTAAAGAGTATCTGTTCCTTCAATACCCCACAAACCTGTTTCTACGCTTATGTTACTAGCTCCGCTTATGTTGGTGTACATGCTTTCTTTCTCTGCGGTAGTGTTTTCAAATAAAGGCGAAGCTAATGAACTAGAGTTGGTTATTTTTATCCAACGACCTAATTCTGGTCTAGCGTTATCGCCAGAACCTGCTCCGTATCTTTTAGTAACCGAAGAATTACCGTTTACTTTAGTAGTTATTTCTGACATTTTAGCTCTTCTATTTCTTTTTGTTGTTCTTTAATCGCTTCAACTAAAAGCCCTATCATGTGACCGTAATCCATAGTCTTGTGCTTGTCCTCTACTACTAGTTCTGGCAGAACTTTTTCTACTTCATCAGCTACTAAACCAATATCTTTTCTGCCTGTATCTTTCCATTTATAACTAACACCTCTAAGTGCTTGTACTTTTTCTAAAGGTTTTTCAATTGTTTGTATATCTTCCTTGAGTGCTGCATCTGATGAATAAAAGAAAGATGCAGAAGTGACGCTTGTGGTAACTGTAACCGCATTAGGTAATCCAACGGTAACTGCTGCTGTTTCTGACCCAGAACCTGAAACTTCTATTTCATTAGTAGTTCCAGCAACTGTAGCTACATAATTTCCTGTTGTATCGGTACCTAAAGCTACTGAGTTAGCTTGAATAGTTGTAGCTCCATTAGAAGCTATAGCGACATCTCCTGACATAGCAACAGGGTTATAGTTTGTGCCATCAGCTACTAATATGTGTCCTGATGTATTAGTGCCCATAGTCAAGGCGTCATCTGAAATTGTTATATCTCCAGCGAAAGTAACATTTGAGTTTTCATCTACAGATATAGCAGGTGTAGTCCCCACCGTTGAACCTTTTCCTATAACTAGGTCATCTGCTGAATCATCTAAACCTATATAAAAATCTTGAGCGTTACCATCAAATAATATCTTAGCGTCTTCTGCATCGCCGTCGCCAATAGTTAAAGTAGGTGTACTGCCTCCCACTTGCAAACTATCTGTAACATGTAGGTCTGTAAATAAATCATAGACCGCTGCACTAGATCCACCACCATCAGTAGCGATAGCCTTAACTTGTCCAGCTAGTATAGAAACATTTGCACCTGAACCTTGAGAAAAAGTTAATGTATAACTCGTAGCGTTTTCTATTATCCAAACTTTAGATACAGTATTAGGAGCTAAAGTTACGGTACAGGCTTGTCCGCCCCCTGTGCATTTTAAATAAAATGACCTAGCATCATCGGCTGTTGCATTTTGCATAGTGATTGTGGCTGTAGAAGCATTTGCTATGGCTTCTGAACCGTATTTAAAAGCGTCTGTAATAAGACTTAAATTAGTATTAGTTTGTGTGCCCCAAGTTCCTGGTTGGTCACCCGTAGCCATTTCCGCTAATCTTAAATTATTATCAAATGAACTTGCCATAATTTCCTCTTTTTAATTATATACCAATTATATCATCATGCAGCTACTTCATCCCAATCAGGTGATTGTGAATCTGTAACGTCTGTCCAACTCGGTGATTGACTCGTACTTACTTCACTATAGTTAGCTGTTTGTGAATCATCTATTTCTATCCATAATTGTACTCCACCTAATGTGGTAGTTAATCCATACCCTGTAATACTTACACTAGCACCTGCAGTGGTTGTTACTGTGCCTAAAGCAGAAGTTGCTGTTTGTCCTGTAACAGTTGTCGCTGCATCAGCAGTTATGGTAGGAGTTCCTAAAGCAGAAGTTCCTGCTTGTCCTGTTACGCTTATATTAGCTTCAGCTACCGTAGATATTGAACCCAAACTAGAAGCAGTTTGGAATCCTGTTACCTCTACATTAGCGTCTGCGTCTACAACTACGGAAACCGAACCAACACTAGATACTAACGAAGGTAGGTTTACAACAGCTTGTGCATTAACACCAGGAGCAGAGAAACCACTCGTACCTACTTGACCTGTAGGAGTTACGTTAGCTTTTGCTATATTAGTTATAGTGCCTAAGGCAGCTGTAGCAGCTAATCCCGCTACTCCAATATCGTTTCCAGCAACAATAGCAACTCCACCTAATGCTGACGTTGCTGATTGACCTGTAGGAGTTACGTTAGCTTCAGCGTCTGTAGTTACGCTTACCGAACCTACTGAACCTGAAAGACTTGGTAAAGTAGCAACTGCTTGTGCATTAACACCAACACCTGATACATTAGAGGTACCCGCTTGTCCGCTTGGGCTTACATTAGCGTCAGCATTTATTGTTATGTTGGATGCTGTTGTAGGATCTGCTGTTGAAGCAGTTGCAGCTAAACCTGATACACTAACTTGGACACTGACTCCACCTAAGGAAGTAAACGGAGCTTCAGCAAAGGCGGTTATACCAAACATGTTAGCTCTCCGCTATTTCGTTGATGGTTTTAGTTTCGGTTTCTTTTATTTCTACAGACGCAGTAAGTTGTTGTTCAAAGACAGAGAGTGCTGCGGATAACACATCTACTTGTCGTATAAGATCTTGTTTCTTGACTCGTAGTTCTTGTATCTGACTTAACAAGTATTTTTGTTTATCGTTTAAATCGGCTACTTCGTAGTCTTGATCGTTTATGGTAATAGTATCTGTCATTAACTACCCTCTAAAGTTGCTATCCTAGCTTCTGCTGCTTCTAGTTTAGTTTTTAATTCTTTAATTGCTTCAATAAAGAATGGAGTCAATCTTGAGTAATCCATAGTGTAATATTTATCATCCTCTTTTACGCCATCTACTACGTATTTAAAATTACCCTCTTCATCAGTAGCACCATCTTTATCTATAACATTATATAAAGGGTCAACCTCTAATGTAGGCAACTCAGCATCTATTTCCATCATATTTTGTGCAGTTACTCCAAACTGTTTACCTGCTTTACCACCACCTCTATTAGCAGCATCCTTCCATTTAAAAGTTACGCCTTTCATTTTAGCTACTGAATCTAAAGCTCCTGTTATGGTAGTTATGTCTTCTTTTAATTTTTCGTCTGAATAAGTAGAAAAACCACCATTAGCTTGACAAGCAACATTAAAATAAACTGTGCTTGGACCTGACTGTGCCATGAAGTGATGGTAGCCTGTATTTAAAGCTCCTATGTCAAATCTACCGTAGTCACTTGTGATGTGCAAAGCTGCATAATTACCCGAACTAGCACTTATTCTTAATCTTTCTGTACCATTATGTTCAAAAAGAAATACACCATCATTAGCACACATAAGTTTCATACTATCGCCATCGCCACGAATATGAACTGTGTCGTTGCTTACTAGATTAGCTCCAGCACCACCACTTCCTAATTGTATTCTTGCGTCTGTGCCACCATTTAAAAATAAATCATTGCCATAAATTCTGAGTCTTTCTGTATCGGCAGTTTGGAATTTTATTGATTGAACTGACGCATCAAATACTTGTTTTTCGTCACCGTTACCTATTTCTAAATTACCAGATGTAATGTGTGCTATTTCTGTTACGTTTAATTTACCATCAGACGCTAAAGATAATCTATCAGTTCCACCGACTTTAAAATCTATTTGATCGTCAGTATCTGCTGTAATAGATGTATCACCGTCTGCATCTAAAACTAGTTCGCCACCGTTTATACTTAGTAATTCTACTGGTACTTTAGTTGTCATTAGTCAGCTTCCTCTATAGTTAGTGTTCCTGCATCAACTTGTCGCTTAACCTCATTATAAAATCTATTGCTCTCGTTGATAGGTACGCTTCTTGTTAAATTAAAACTGTTACCATCTTTATCAAGTTCTTTTGTTACAACATTAATAGATACTGTTTCTCCAGAAATGACATCTTTACAATATTTCGCTGAAACTATTTCTATTGATCCCATTATAACTCCGCATCTATTTCTAAAGTAACTCCACTTTGAAACCTTGACCAAGCTGCATAACCTTGACCAAGAGTGTTTGTACCAAAAGTAAATTCTACTCCGTAAGAAGTTCTATCAGCAAAATCTGCTGTTGTAGTTGCGGAAGTTGATCCGCCTGCAAAAACAGTCAATCCTGTTGCAGAACTTAAAGTTAATGTTGGAGCTGGTCGTGTCTCTCCTCTAGGATAATAAAACATTCCGTAAAAAGCTGTCGTAGTCCACATTGATCCTTGAAAAATACCTGCATCAGACGAGCCAGAAGCTAAATCTCCGTAAGCGTATTTTTGAAAATATCTATGGCAAAGTTTTTCTGTTTCTCCTCTTGATAAAACTTCAAACTCTGTCGCAACATTACCAACTTCTAACTGAACTGCGGTTATAGCGAATGTATTACTCGTGCTAGACATAAAACTACTAATACCAGCAGCTCTGTTTGCTGCTGTTTGTGCAGCCCAAGCAGAACTATTAAGTGTTCCGCCTGTATAGTCGCTGCCTGCATGAAGCCATATAGCTACATTTAAACTAGCATTTGTATCATTATCAAATGCTCCTGTGGTATCGGCAGGAAAAGTAAGCTCTACTTTTGACCATGATGAGGTTACTGAGAATGTTTTAGAAATTTGTCTGCCGTTATCGTTATCGTATAGTTCAACCACATAAGTAGCACTTCCGTTTCCTTTGACAAAAAAACTTACTGTAAATTCTTTTGCTCCACTCGTGCCTTTTTTAAACTGTTGTAAATTCACTCCTTCTATTTGTTGCACTAAAATAAAATATTCACCTGCTCCTATAGAAGTATCGGCTGTTGTGCAGGTCAACTTTAAACTTTTTGTGGTGTTACTTTCAGTAGGAGCATCATCAACAACAGCATTCATTGTAACTCTGCCTGAGTTGTTGCCGCCCATATCTAGTTTCCATCTGTCCGCAGTATAGTAAGTACTTGCATTTGCTCCAATGTTTGTTATCTCACCAGCTCTATGTGCCACACGAAAATCTCCATTAATTAAAATGTTTCGTCTGCCGAAAGCTCCCGTGTTTTCAACCATACTTGTATCTACTTTAGTTAATGCCATTAGCTACCCTCTAAGGTTTCAATTCTTGTTTTTAAGTCTTCTATAATAACTTGTTGTTCTTGTGTAGCTTTTATTAAAACATCTATTAATCTTTCTTTAGCAAGGTATTTATAAGGATTATCAGGGTCATCTTCTGGAGCAACAACCCCATCTCCTGATTTATCTGCATTTGTAACAATTGCAACAGGATAAACTGATTCTAATTCTTGTGCTATGTAACCTATAACTTTTGTTTTATTTACATCTCTCTTCCAATTAAACTCTCTTTGTTTAATGTTTTTTAAAGTATTGATACCTTCTAAAGTAGAATCAACTATATTCTCTTTTAATCTTTCATCAGATGCTTGGTTAATTTCTACTGTGCCGTTATTATGGTAAATATAGCCTTGTGCATGACCATTTCCATCATCAAATCGAAGCCAGAATTGTCCCGTTGTTGCATCATCATCACCTGTTACTATTCTTATACCATACCTATCATTATCATTTCCATCGTGGTAAAAAAGAGATAAGTACGATCCAGCATCGTTACCGAAAACATATAATTTTTCACCTGAACCTTGGATTCCAATACTGACCTGACCGTTTGTGCCTATACGCATCCTTTCCGTATCTTCTGTTAAAAAAGCCATGTATGAGTTAGACCTTTTGCTGGCAAACTGAACTTGGTTGGCATCATAATACCAATAAGCTATTTCCGTTCCGCTTGCCTCTCCTGATAAAAAGTAGCCTGACGTTGATGTTTGATTTACGACAAATTTTTTAGCTGTTGTGCTTGATAAACCAACATTTCCCGAATTATCTAAGTATAAAACATCTGTAACATTTGAAGCACCACTGCTTCCACCACCATCTGCATAATTAAAATATAAACCGCTCCCTTGTGCTACCGCAAACCAATCTTTACTTTGACCTGTATCACTCCATGCTATAGCAGGCGAACCAGAATCCTCAATAACTAATGTTTTTTGAGAGTTTGCATAGCTAGTTGGTGACGAAGTTCCGATACCAACTATTCCTCCATCATCAATAATCATGCGTTCAGTTCCGCCTGTATCAAACCTTATCTTGTCTTCGTCAGAACTTTCTTCGACCATGACTTTAGTATCGCCATCAGCGTCTAATAATTGTGTAGCCGTATTGATTGTGGTCTGTGTAGCGACTATGGCTTCTACCTTAGTGTTGTTAGGCGGAGCTTCAGAGAAAGTAAGTGTTGTGCCTGATACACTAAAAGTATCTTTATTTTGATAAGTACCGTCTATATAAACTTGAACATTGTTTTCGTTGACAGGATCAGTATTAAGCGTCAGCGTGGTATCGCTGCCGTCTCCTGTCATAGTGGATAAAGTATAGTTCGATCCTGATACACCAGCTTTGACAGAATAAACAGTTATAACCCTACCGTTAGCAGGAGCTGTTGCAAAAGTTAGTGTCGTACCAGATACTGAATAGACGTTTTGTGCTTGAAACACACCGTCTATAAATACTAATAAATCGTTTTCGTTATCTATAGTTTGAGAAAGCGTGAAGGTTGTGTCTGAACCATCGCCTGCAAAAATGTTAGTGAAGAAAGAGTTTGACGATCCAAAAGAACCCCAAGCAGAACCTAGATAGCCCTCAAACCTACCTGTTGTTGTGTTGTAACGAAAGTCCCCCGCAGCAGGTGAGCTTGCTCTTTGTGCAGTTGTTCCTGTAGGCACGTTAAGAGCTGTATCTACTTCTCTTATCGTTTTGCCTGCAGGCAAAGTACAAAATACATCTTTTGTGCCTGCACTAAAATCAACAGCACTGTCGCTATTAGAGCTAGAAAGAATAGTCGTTCTAGATAAAGTATCGGGGGAAGCATCAGTGACTGTACCAATACCTACTTCAAACTCTGTTGTGCCTCTACCAGCAATACAGTAATAAGTAACATTACTGTTGCCTACCCCAGCAACAAAAGTTTCAAAACCTGTAGCGGCACCAGCAAGATTAATCGTGCCTGTGCCTGTGGTTGTTGTTGTTTCCTTTACTCTGTCGTTAAGGACGAAAGCCACACTGACCTCCTCCTTATGCTATCCTAATAATAGCTGTAGATGCGGCAGCAGCAGGAAATACTATAGTGAAATCACCATTAGTAGAGGTTTTATCTCCTCCGAAATCTATACAAGCTACAGAAGGATCCCCTGACTGTGTGTCATTGTAAATTAAACAACCTCTAGCTGTAATTGTTGCACTACTAAAAGTTAAATCATTAAAATCAGTAATACCTGTAGTTCCATCTAACGAGGGACTTACATTAGTTAATGCAGAACCTGTTGCCGTATAGCCTGTACCACTTACTTCATTTGAGGAAGAATAAGCAGTTGTACTAGCTCCTAAAGTTGCAGAACTCGTATATAAAGCTAATTTAAAAGAGTTACCGCCACTTTGGAAGTTATGCGTGCCATCAAGTAGTTCTTTTTTGAAACTTGAAGTTAAAGTTGATGTTATTGCCATGTTAAAGCTCCTTAATAATTTTTGCTAAGTTTTCGTGACCTTGATTATTTAACATATTAGACATTGTGCATCGATCACTCTTAATAGCTTCTTGTATATAATACAGCACGGTATTATAAATCGCTACTTTAAATGCTTCCGCTTGTTGCCTAACATGTCCTTCTGCGTTTTCTGATATACCGCATATTCTATCTGTAAGTCTTTCCGCCCAAAACTCTGGCGTTTGACCTCTATCTGTTTGTGTTTCTACCCCTATATTACCTAAAGAGCTAACTACGTCTATCTCTATCATTATCCTGTTGGTCTCCTAAGATTGTCGTACCTAGCTTCATCTTTTACGTTTTTAGACTCTCCTAAAACTTTTAACGAAGCTAAAGCATCTTGAAATCTTTGTTCGTACATCATTATTTGTTCTGCACTTTCTTTCATAAAAGTTGCACCCTCAACTAAAGAACCATATAACAATGCATTAGAAGCGTTAGTAGATAACCAAGTAGTTCCTGAATCACCGCCTGCTGTTAAAGAAGTAGGTCGATAATAGTAATGTAACTCGAAAGTGTAATTACTATTAGGCGTAGGAGCTAATATAAACGTATCTTCGTCAAACTGTGCATAAAACAAAGGTGTACCCGTTGTTGCAGCGGCAGGTGTATAGTCTCTAATCCAAGATACGTGCTTAAATAATAAATAGCTGTAATTACTACTGCTATCTAGAACCGCTAAGCTAAACGGTGCTAAAAAGTCAGACGGAGTGCTTAAATAAGTTGTTCCTGATGTTGCTGTACCTGTAGAGTTTTTTCTAAAAACAGGTAACTGTACTGCTTTTAAAATACGTTCTTCGGCACTTTTAATAAATGTATCTATAGTATTAACGAAAGTAGTTTCGTCATTTTCTAAGTAATTCTGTACTGCTGTTTTTAATTCTGATTTAGTAAAACTCATGGTGTGTTCGCCGTGCCTCCCATTCCAGAGTGAATAGTACAATAATAATATAGCGTTGGTGCTCCAGAAGCTACCGTAATCTGTGTATATGCCCCTGAGCTTCCTGGTGTTCCATTCGTAGTTACTCCTGTAGTATATTCTGAACCACCGCCGTGTGTACCGTTTGCCGTAGTAGAAAATCTAAGTGGATGTCCGCTATTAGAACTATCTGATTGATCAAATCTGTAAGTGCTGCCTTCTGATAAATTTACTGTCGGACTAACCGATCCATCTAAATAGTATTTATTACCGCTTCCATAAGAGTTAGTTCCAGAGGCAACAGTAACGGTGTAAGACGTTATTGATGATGTTGTAATCGTTGGTGTTCCTAACGAAGCTGTAGCAGATTGTCCTGTAAGTGTAGGAGAATCTGAGGCACCTGTTATAGTTATAGTCCCTAATGCGGCTGTTGCAGATTGTCCTGATAATGAAAAAGTATCTGTAGTAACAGATACCGTGCCTACAGCAGATTTAATTTGTTTTAAAAAGAAAGAAGAACCTATAGGATCGTTATTTAAAGTGCCGTTTAGAGCTATACCTGTCTTACCGTCTACGCCCACAGGATTAGAAGTAAATACTCTACCTGTCTCTGTAGTTGGTGCTGGTTGGTTAGGTCTTGGTTTAAATAAAGCTTCTGCATCGGCAGTAGCAACGACAGGGTCTAGTTGCGGATGTTTAGAGTCGAAACACTCATCACATACACGACTGTGACTCCAAGTAAATCTTGTATCTGTATAATCGTAAGCAAAGCCACAAATATCGCATATAGCCTTTGCGTATTTACCAGTGGCATAAGGCATTAAATATACTCCTTCTTAGGTACAAATTTAGCTGTTGATCTATCTTCGTCGTAACGTAAAGCGTTATTTAAATCTCTGTTGTATAAAGGCTCAATTACAGGTATTTTTTGTGCATTCTTTTTTACACATAAATAATAAGCCAACCCTGATACTAAACAAGGTATAAATCTACTAGGTATGTCTATATCTTGTATAGAAGCGTCAGCGTCTTGTATTCTTCGCCAAGAATAGTAAACGAGTTTGTCAGTCGAGTTCTCTGGTGTGGGATAAAGATGAATAACAGGTGTTATTTTTCTTTCTAACCAAAGTTCTGTTGGTCTGCCCTTACTGCTTTTATTAGGGATAGTAACGTATTCATTACGATCAATCCTATCTAATTCATAGTCTGTAGTAACACTATTTACTGTTCTTTGTATGTATGCGTCTAGAATATCTATGTCATAATCATAAATAGTGTATTCATTTGTGCCTTCAGTAAGAGTTTGTTCAACTTTTACTACCTCCCACATCTGAATACCTCTGTTAGACCAATCAGCAAACATTATGTTTAAAGAACGTCTAGCAGTTACAGCATCATAGGAAGTACGAGCCTCCAAACCTGCAAGCTCGTATGCTTCCTCTATAGCGGTAGCTACATCTAAACTAAATGTACGAGTACCCGATGTTGCCATGTTAGTTGTAGTAAGCTACAAAAAAATCGCAATTATTTAGAACTACATAAGCTCCAGAATCAAATTTAACTCCGTCGTTAGGCAGGTAATGGTCAAAAGACTCATTAGCTGCTGAACCGAATTTAAATTCTATCTGTAATTTAGTCCCACTTGCACTCGTTCCATCATATATTTTTATAGAAGCGTCTGCTGCACTAGACTGTGCTTGAACAGATTGTATTCTTATAGGTCCAAGATTTGTGGCTGTGCCTGCTCCTGAACCTATAAAACCTTGCAACTGTCCTGTTGCACTTAATGCTTTCGACGCTTTAACGTCTGATGAACTCATATGTTCTCCTATTATGCGTCAGCAAATGGTGTAACTATAGTTCCTGAACCTAAAATGATTCCTTCTACTGC